ATCGTATCAAGGTATTCATACCGTCGACTACCAAAATGTGATCGTTTAGCGCTCGGGGTGGGGACTCTTTAAGGTTTTTAAGAATTTCATCGTATGCCATTAATCGAGAATATTAGGAGTAATTCTTTCTTCTTCTAGATCGCCTTCTTCTATTAAATCAAAATCTATAGACCCTACAAGCTTTAACCAATGGTCTTTATGGGCATCTCTGTATCTATCAATTGCTTTTTTATCGTCTTCGATAAATCCATGTGAAGTCATCACTACTCTTCCTCTTGACTGTACTCCTCCAATGTGGTTCTTCTCTATCTGAATATTAGTTCTTTTAGCAAATTCTACTTGAAGACCGTTCTTTACAGCTTTAATCTTAGAAGTTCCAGGGTTTGTAATATTCCCAAAAGTAACAACTAGTGTAGCATCATACCACATAGACATTCCTCCTTTATTCTGCAACTTAGGTTGACCCATAGGATGCTCAGGCTTCATAGTCCATACTTTATTAATAGCTACTAACGTATTAGTATACGGTGCATTCTCTTTTCTTGATAATAGAATCTTTTGATTAAGATTATTACCAAATTGAGTAGACATTGCTCCTGCATTCCATTCATTATTGTTCTTATTAGAACGTACTGATAGATCACAAGGTATAGATCCAATTGAATCCCAGAAGAAGCACATATCATAAGGTAAGTTACCTTTTGTCTGTTCATCTATTAAGTCAGCCATATGTACGGCTACTTCTTCTATAGTATTTAATGAACCTCTATCAGCATATAAAAAGAATCCTTCATAATCAGTAACTGTACCGTTGGCATCAGTAACTTCCTCGAATTCTAAACCCATTTCTTTTGCATGTTCCCAAGACCATTTCATCTCTGATATAATAAAAACTGGTAGTATACCTGCTTTTTGAGCATTAACTGCAGCTTCTAATAACGCAGTAGTTTTACCTGTATCACTATGACCTCTAAGTAGAGTTATATGACCTGTAGGTATGCCTGGTAGAGACGTAATGTCTTGAAAAGCTTTAGAAAGGGGAATCCATCCTTGCTCTTTAAACTTCACTGAAGCATTAGCGAATCCTTTCTTTTTCTTGAAATTACCTAGGTTGAACGACTTGCGTACAGCAGCGGTCGCTTTTTTAATTACTTCTTTTTTGTCTGCCATTATTCGTTAAATAAGTCATCAAATTTACTAACTGTGTCTTGGTTGCCAGCCGTAGCTGTTTCCAAAGTAAAGTCTGTTTTTTGTTGACCTAAGCTTTCTGGCAGAGTTTTTTCTACACTAGTACTTGTTCCTGTAGTCTCTTCAGCTCCAGGATTCAAATAACTTTGTAGCTGTTTCTTAATAAAGTCGTAATCGTACTCAGTATGTACTTCTGTAGGGTTAGGTTGAGATTTTAACCAAATGTCCACCATTTCATTATTGTCTGATAATGGAGTTTGTTTTGGTTTAATACGAACACTAGTCTCCGGGTAAGGGTTACCAGCTTGTTGCTCTACTACCATATCCCATCCGTTAATAACGTCTGTAAAGTCTCCAATATCTTCATCTTCTGCTAAAGCAAGTAATGCTTTGTAGATAGTGATACCAAAGCCCCAAAGTCTAACACCTTTATCTTCTTCTCCTCTTACTACTACAGGAGCGAAGATTCTAGTCTTAGGGTTAAGTTTCCCTGATAATGACCAGTTGTCTTTATCATTTGTCTTTCTAAGTTCTTTTACGAACTCCTCGATTGGGTCTTGTTTACCGAAATTCGATAAAGCAACCATCGGGTACTTTCCTACACCGTAGTGGAATTTTAATTCCTTAAACGGAAATGCAGGATCAAAGGCAGAAGGAACGATTCTAATCGTCTGCTTACCTAATTCAGGTTTCCAAAAAATCTTTGAGTAATCTGTTTTCTCTTTTTGTTGGCCGCTATTATTTAACGTATCCAACTTTGCTTTTATAGCATTTAAATCCATATATAACTATTTTTAATATAACGTTTAATATAAAGATAAGAAAAAAATACTTAGTAGCAAACTTTTATACTATATTTCTATAATTTTATAAAGTTTAGTATTCACTCTTTTAAGTTCTGGGCCTTTGGTAAGAAGTATACAGTTTCTGTAGTCAGGCCAATTAACTCGGTATGAATTATCAACTTCACCTCCATTTAATTGTTTAATTAAGGTATTTAAGGCATTTATAGTGTATAGGGTATTAGATTCTTTCTTTCTATGGACTAGAATTGTATTATCTAAAAATGTTCCTACATTTGCGAAATCAACATTGTATGTACAGATGTACTCATCTTGTGATTTTGAATATAATACGAAAATTTTATTATATATGATTTTATACCTTTCTTGAACCTCCTCAAGAACACCGGTTAAAGTGTCTTCGGTTGCAAAGGTGCAGAATAATTTGTTGCTCATATCCTCATTAAAGTAAATAGGCTCTATGTCGTAATCAAACTCCGGCCTGGTAACTGTATTTATCATATATAAATATCTTTTTTATTTTATAACAAGAGATCTTTTGAATATTTTACCTTAATTGGGTATTTACCCCCCTCTTCTAATATCTCTTGTAGTTCTTCTAGTGTTTTTTTGCCATCCTCTTTGTGAAAATCAAGAAGTAGTGCATCGTATGTGTATAAAACTAAATTAGTTTTTTTATTCTTCAAGTAACGTAAGGCTTCTTTTAAGATAAGAATATTTCTTGCGGTCTCCAACGATTGCATCATATAGTTCATTAGCTTTGCTGGGTGCATCTCTTTTAAGCTTTTTGTGAATGCTTTTTTAGAGACTGTATTATAAACTACCCCGTCTTTTTCGAAAGTACTCCACATATCGTCAATATACTTCTGTATCTTTTTAAATATTTCTAAATCTTTATGCTCTTCAGGTATTTTACCGTAGATTGCCTGGAAATTAATCTGTTTTGCTTCTAAATACTGTTCCTCAGAAATATTCTCGGTATCGAAGTAGTTTTTAGCTAGTTGAGTATGAGCTGATTCGCTAGTAAGAGGGTATTCAATCTGTTCACATAATAAACGCAGGTGATAACCATCAAAATCCAACTCAACAAAGTAATCACCGGTGGGATGGAAGCATTTTCTGTGTTGTTCACTTTTAGGAATAGCAGCGAAGTTAACGCTATTAAAAGCATTAGTAGGTCTAGATGTAACATTATATAAATTGTATGAAGTTAAAACTTTATTGTCTTGAGTATTGTATAAAGGGTTACGAGGTTTGAAAACTTCGTTAAATTGCTCATAATATATACCTATCCCAGCTTGTTCTATAAGAAAAAATACATTGGTTGCTGTATTGTTATATAAGTCAAAACCAGATGGTATTTCATACTCTACTACACTTTTAACTTGATCGTATACTTTTTCACAGCTATCATATATTTTTGATATAGGTATAAGATTATTGATATTAGGAAAATCTCTAAATTTACTGTAAAAATGATTTAAAGTATTATTTTCTCTAGTATACTCTAACCTGTTGTACTTAGTCATAGAGTAAAGTAGTGATAGATCTATAGCATCCTGTAGATTAAAGTGATATAGCAAGTCTTTCTTATTAACTGTATATAGTTTACTAGCAGATGAAAGTATAGTGTAGACACGTTTTTTTGATATATTTATACCTTCATCATGATTGATAGGAATAATATATCCATGTTTAGAATTAATAGGTCTAACATATACTGCTGCTGTTGAGGATAGTTTAGGGTGGTATAGGTCGTTAGATGATATAACATCTACGTACAACCCTAATTTTGATAACCGTTGCAAGTTCTCAAGCTTGCTTTCTTGTTCAATTATGTAAAACACTTATTATAACCTTTATTCTAAGATAAGAATAAATTACTTACGAACAAACTGAGAAGGGTCTTTTAATATCTGAGCTCCAATGCCAGGTAGTATTTTTTCTGCTTTATTTATCACATCCTGATTTTTAGCCTTTGTACCCGGGTATAAATAACCGCCTATAATTTGATCTTCTGGATCTCCTGTAATATACCATTCTATTCTAATTACCCTTCTGTAAAGTTTACTTTCTTTTTTGAGCAATTTATACTTTTCTCCTTCTACTTCTATAATTTTATTTGTTCTGGAATCTTTACAAAAAAATCTTTTAAGTACTCCTTTTGCATAATCAGCTGAGGAAGGTGTCACTTTTTGTGAAATGAATCGTGTATCGTTATTTTCTTCCCCGTGAGATGGAGCAGCATATTCTAAAGGTTCAGAATTTCTTGTAAGTTTATCTCCTTTAAAAAATCTTCCTAGATAATCTTGTATAAACTTACCGCTAAAATTTAAACCTGTTTTAGGGTCAAGTAGAGATCCTCCAAGTTCTTTTAACTTATCTTTAGCAGCTTGTTTATGTTTAGGTAAGTATGCCATTATTATGTTATAGTATGTTTAGGTATTCTACCGAGGTCTGCTAATTTTTTTGCGTTAGTTCTGTTTGCTTGTCCTTCAGATCCTCCACTATCGTGCCAAGATATATGAAAATGTGCTCCGGAAGCATTTTTACTTGGATTCTTATACTCATTAAGGTAGGCAAAATTTGGGTAACCACCAGCGGCAAATCCATCTAATATTCTTACTATTTTTTTAACATCTTTTGGACCGTGGGGATCAATGGTAAAGTCTAAACCATTACCTTGTTTATGCCTACTTAAATTTGAAAAGCCCATATGGTAACTATCATTCCCGCCTGTAAATCTTACTTTAATCCCAGGGTGCTTCTTTTTTATCATTCTAGCGACGGATCTTCCTATCATTAATCCATTTTTAGTAATATCTGCATTACCACTTGTAAGTTCAGTACCTTTTTCTGTGTACCCTAAAGTTTCTAAGGTAGCTCTTAAATCATTAGCGTTAGGAGTATCAACTACTTTTTTACCTACATCCGGAACATTGTCAACTAGAGTTGGAGATGAACTGTTTGAGGATCCACCAGCTGCTTTTAATTTATCAGAAGCTGCTGAAGATGCATACCTGTTAGGGTAGAACTGTGTTTTTATAGAGGTTATCCATCTACTTTTAGATACTTTATGCTCAACACCGGTTATTATATAAGCCCAATTATCGTACTTTTTAGGTAGTAGACCTTTATTTATCTTAAATGTAGTTCCTATTAAAAACCCCTGTACACCATCTAAATCAAAAGAAAGTTCTACAGGTACTACTCCTTGTACAGATTTTTTATTTTTTATAGTGTCAAAATTTCGAAGACTTTGCATATCTGCGTTAATTTCCGATCTTAAAGCCTCTATGTCTTCAGATCGATAATCTTGATTCGTGAATGCACCACCAAGAATACCTCTATCATTCCACCTATAGAAAAATTTATAAAGTTTTTTTAAGTATTTAGATTGAGCTTTTGCTTTTTCTTCTGCATCGTCTTTATCGTCTGTACCTTTTCGTTGTATGTGTCTATCTATTGCTCCTCGATTCCATTCCATTAAGGTAGATAAGTTATCTTTAGTACTACCTGATCCTCCTTGAGCAGCTATTGCTACTTGAGATGCTATTGCACTTGAAATAGTACTTGATATATTAATATTAGAAACAATTGAGTTTTTTCCGCTCATATTAATTTCTGGTAAATCTTGTAAATTAGGAGATCTTTGTCTATCGACAACCTGGTATCGGCAGCTTCTATAGTTATAATATAAGTCAAAATTATTAACTTCTCCAAATGCTGCTTGAATATTACTTAAAACATCTTTAATAACGTTGTACATACCCACCGTATCGTCTTGAGGGCCGGTAAGTATATCGTCTAAGCTTTTCTCGATTGCATAAGTAGAAACGTATATGTTTAGTATATCATCTAACCCTCCGTCAGAGTTTCTAGCATGTTCTTCCATTTTAGGAGATAAGTCATCTAATATACTTAATTTATATACTTCTCCTGCAGATCGTACATTTTTTAATTTTAGATATTGTAGTAGACCTGTTTTTGCTGCAGTTCCGTTTGTTGGTCCAGTTTCCCCAGTTGGCA